TGCTGTTATCGGAAGAGTGTTATAAACAGTGTCCAGATGGAGCATTCAGAGAAGTTGATAGAATTCTCGTTAAAGGAAAAACAGAAAAGGTTACGATTTATACGTATACATAATGAGCCAACTAAAGCTCAAATGAGATACTACTGGATTATTAATGCGATGGATATGGGTGGTTCATATTACTATACAACCCATCATCCAAATATAAAAGAGGGTAATCGATTATTACCGAAAAATCCTAGCGCAGCACAGTTCTTATTACAGAAAGGAATTACAGCTCCACTAATAGCTCAAAACTTTGAAGAAGGTCAAATAGTAATGATCAATTTCATCCTCACTGCAGTTGTTTTAAGGAACCATTATCTTTATAATACAACATCGAGATGTAGATTTCCTCCAGGTGGTGCTAATTACCATGTCGATGGATATCCAGTCAATTGCTTATAAATAACGGTTGATTACGTAACATAAATACATTATAATAGCTTATGTAGGAAGCTAATTATTACATTATAAGGAGCATAGAATGGCGTTTGATATAGAACGAGTAAAACAACAATTAAAGCAGGACGAAGGCGTTGTCTGCGAAATTTATTTAGATCATTTAGGATATAAGACATGTGGCATTGGTCACCTTGTTTTAGAAGCAGATCCTGAGCATGATTTAGAAGTAGGGGATGCAGTGCATGCAGAGAGAGTAGATGAACTATTTGCTCAAGATCTTGACATTGTATTAGAAGACTGTAAAAAAGCTTTTGATAAATGGGATGACATGCATTTCGTAGTTCAAGAAGTATTAGTTAATATGATGTTCAATCTTGGTATGGGAAGACTCTTAAAGTTTAAGAAAGCTCTTGCCGCTTTAGAAGCCAAGGAATGGGTAACAGCTGGTATTGAAATGAAAGATTCAAAATGGTTCACACAAGTGGGACCTAGAGCAGGAAGACTAATCGAAAGAATTAGAACGATTGACTCTTAATTAAAAGGTATATTATGTCAGCGAAAGCTAAAAAAGCTGTTGAGGAAACCCTCAATACAAAAAACTTCACACTATTGATAGAAGAGTTCGTCGCAAGGACGGGCTCTGATTATCTTGATGCAATGGTTCACTTTGCAGAAAAGAACAACGTAGAAATAGATACAGTAGCTAGTCTCGTTAAGACTAGTCATGTTCTTAAAGCAAAGCTAGCCGCTGAGTCAGAAGAAACCAGATTATTAAAACCAACTACAGGTGCTAAGTTACCGATTTAATTATGCATAAGGTATACCGTCAATTTTGGTCTGAAGATGAAGTTGATGATCTTTTTGAAATGTTTGGTGTCAATAATAATTGGCAAGTTCAAAAGACAACTAGTCGTGGATACGATGAAGCTTTAAGTGGTAACACACCTGAGGCCGATGCACGGTACCTAGCCGGTGATCAATCACGTATTGCCGATGCATTAATAGTAGATATTCACCATGTACCTCAACATTTCACAGAAAAACTAAGAAGAGTACTGCATGATGACTGGTCTGAAACTACCAGTGTCAATTCTTGGTGTTTTGATGAGTCATGGTCAATTAATAGATATCTCGGTAAATCTAAAGGTAAATTTGAATGGCATCAAGATACTCTTAGCTTTTTTAAATTTAACTCCAATAAAACCCCTGAAGAAATATTCTTAAGCAATACCAGACCAGGTAGAGTTATATCAATATCAGTTGCACTTAACAACAAAAGAGAATATAATAATGGAGACTTTACGATAGATGCAGGTGACGGTAAGAAGACTCCTGTTGATCTAGATAAAGGCGATATGTGTATGTTTACATCAGATACTTTTCATAGTGTCGAGCCCGTTACTGGTGATGGTGTAAGATATGCTCTTATAATATGGGTTACTGATGGAGATAAACATAAAGAATGGAACATGCACTACGCGGACAATATAAAAACTGGACAATGACACCTTATCAAGTCTATACTAAATACATAGCGCTTAAAAACCACTTTACTCAAAAGAATTATGACTTCTTTACATATGGTGGTAAAGTAAGGGCTAAAGAGTCGTCCTTTGAGATCCGTAAAGATAAATACTTTTTCTATAAGCTATCTAAGCATAAAGACGTACAGAACTTTTTACTTGCTAATTTATTAGACGGTGGAAAAGACTTCTGGGTTGGTACCATGAGAGATTCTGGTCCTGAAGAAGTTTATAGAGATTGGAAAAAGAGACAAGAGTCGTTAACTTATACTTTTAAGAATGATTTAACGAAACTTAATGATGATTTCGATTCGAACTTTCGTAACGAAAAATATGGTCATCCGCATTTGCTGAGATTATATTTAAGAGGCGATGTTTGTATTGAGACAATGTGCATACTAGATATGCTCGTGAATTATAGTACGCCCTGGAATAAGTTTCTTGAAAAAGACTTGATCTGGAGCGATAAGTATACTATAATAAAGAAGTATAAGCCGTTCTTATCTATTAATACGGATAAGATGAAAGCTATTACTTTAGAATATTTTGATTATGATAAAAGTGAATAAACCGCAAATAAAACGCAAATATAGGAGAAAATATGACGTCATTTAGCGCATTAAAAAGCAACTCGGCTGCCGAGTTAGATAAGCTTACTGAAGCCCTCACTAAGCTTGATTCAAATACCCAGAACAAGCAAAACGGTCCCGACGACAGGATCTGGAAGCCTACTGTAGATAAAGCTGGTAACGGTTACGCTGTTATTAGATTTCTACCTGCTCCAGCTGACGAGGATGTACCTTTTGTTAGAGTATGGGACCATGGATTCCAAGGACCTCAAGGTCAATGGTATATAGAGAAATCTCTTACTACTATTGGTCAGAAAGATCCGGTTTCTGAGTATAATTCAATGCTCTGGAACTCTGGGATAGAGTCTAATAAAGATTTAGTAAGAAAGCAAAAAAGAAGGCTTTCTTTCTACTCTAATATCGTTGTTGTTAAGGATCCAAGTAATCCTGATAACGAAGGTAAAGTGTTTCTCTACAAATACGGTAAAAAGATCTTTGAGAAATTGAATGATCTTATGAACCCGCAATTTGAAGATGAAAAGCCTGTTAACCCTTTTGATCTTTGGCAAGGTGCAAACTTTAAGCTGAAAATTCGTAATGTAGAAGGTTACAGGAACTATGACAAGTCAGAGTTTGACGAGTCAGCGGCGTTGATGGATGATGATGATAAGTTAGAGGCGGTCTGGAAATCAGAGTACCCTCTTAACGAATTTGTTAGTCCTGATACGTATAAGTCCTATGATGAACTAAAAGCTAAGCTCTATAGAGTACTAGCTCTTGGTGAAACTGAGACTGTTAATACGCCGGCTGAGTCTTTTGCCGCTGCTCCTAAAGCAGCATCAGCTCCGACTATGCCATCAGCAACAGCAGCAGCTGCTGAAGTCCCTTTAAGCACTTCTGCTGAGGATACCGACGACGAGTCATTGTCGTTCTTCCAAAACTTAGCTAAATCTTAATAGCTATCTCTCAGGGGAGCCGATCGTGCTCCCCTAACTTAGCTGGTATAGCTCAGTAGGTAGAGCAACTGATTTGTAATCAGTAGGTCGTCAGTTCGAACCCGACTACCAGCACCATTTACTTAGAAAGTATAATTCGATGTGGTACAGGATTAACTGTTACTCTAGATATGTTTTTAGTTGTGGATGTAGTGACAGAATTGTCTACAGCTGTTCTACTGCTGTTATCCATTTGAACTGCGCTCACGATTTGAGCTACTGCATCATTAGATAGAGTTTTACCTTGTGTATTAGGTTGTGCACTCATATCTTTTGGTGGTGTATTAATAAAATTAAACTTAGTTAGCGTTTCACCGAGCTGATTAAGTCTTCTTATATCAATTTTCTCTAATTCTTTTAATTCACCAATAAAGTTGCCGAAATTGTCAAAATCATCAGTAATAATATCATCATGTATGTTTTGCACAATTTTAATGATAGTATCAGCATTCTTAGCTAAGATTTCTTGATCTAATGCATCAACAGCATCAAGCTGCTTCATTGCTTCAGCGATATCGGCTATAGGACCAGAAACAATTCGTGTTGATGTATTTCTGAATACACCACTAACACGAGTAAGTTGTTCTTGTAAGAATGCTAAAGCTCCATCACCTTTATCAGCTGCCATCTCTCCGCTCAATCCTGAGATTAGTGTATCAACAGCCGTACCTATGTTTTCAAATTTACTTATGTCTAGATCTAATTTGTTAATTTCACTTAAACCAGTTGCTAGTGTTGTTAGTGTATCACCTGATAGTATTTTAGCACCGAATGTGCCTGATAAGTTATCTGTACCATCAAGAAAGTTACCAAGCCCGGTACCAAGAGCAGTTAATGAGTCTCTTACCTTTGTAGAGTCACCATCACCATCAACCTTAAGTGCCGTTAAGTGATTAATACCTTTAGCTATTTGCGCAAATGTCTCATCATTTAATAGCTTAGTCATCATAACATCTGTTATATTACCAGTACTATCTAAGAAACTCTTAAGTCCTGTACCAACCTGCGTTAGAGTAGCTGCTACTTGAGTTGCATCTCCAAGTCCTTGTAGATCTGTAATACCATCTGCTATTAATGGTAAGGATTCACCAATTGTAGTAAGCTGACCAGTTGTTATAACACCTTTAAATGATGTTGAATCTGTAACAAGAAGATTTATACCCTGACCAACTTTAGCCATCCTCTGATCAAAGTCGTCATCTGTATTAACATTACTTAAAGCCGTAAGTCCGTCTGCTACACTACCTAATGACGCTCTACCTAATCTTGTTATAATAGTAGCACCGAGATTACCAAATAAACTGGAAGCTCCTGTTGTTAATGCACGTATACCTGCGCCTGCTTTTTCTAATCTAGCTGTATCAAACTCAGCACCATCTAATGCTTCTAGTCCAGCTGCTAAATCATTAAACGCTGTACCGTCAAGTATTCTAAGCTGAATTGCGCCACCAAATCCAACGTTATTAGTTAGTTCATTAATAGCACCACCAATTCGACCAAAATTAGTTTCGAAATTAGTAGTATCAATTTTATTTAAATCATTAAGCCCTTTAGCCATATCGCTGAAGGCTGCGCCTGATAATATTCTAGCTGATATAACACCTTTTAAACCACTATCAGGTATTAAATTTTGAATAGCTTCACCTATTCTATCAAATCTGGATGGTATCAGGTCAAGATCGTTAAGATCATCTAACCCTTCTGCTGTTTTAATTAATCCTTCGCCAAATTTATCTACTGCTTTAGCTCCTAGATATAAAGCACCAGTCAAGAGACCAGTACCTATACCAACTACACCGAGACCTATACCAACAGTAGTTAATGCTCCCATTACACCGCCGCCAGCTAATCCACCAGCTGCTGAACCGACTAGTGCACCGCCACCGCCACCAACAAGTCTTTGCTTTAAATTATTTGCACTTAAAGCTAAACTATTTACCTTTTTACCTGCACCATCAGCATCTTTACCAAGTTTATTAGCTCCTATATCAATAGATCCTGGACCTGGTCCAACTATTGATGAGCCTCGATTCATATCTTCTGCCTTTTCGATTGCAGCAGCTGCAATCGGACCTAATTGAAGACCAATTTTACGAATAGCTGTATCAATATCAAATAAGACTTGTAATTGATCACTATCGCAATTTTTTATTTCTGAATGTTGGGTTTTAAGCTGTTCAATAAGTGCTTGGTTACCACTTACTATTGCTCTTTGTAAATCACCTATGCGCTTTACTTGTTGACCGAGGATACCGAAAACCTGTGCATTAGATTTTCCATCACCCATACCTTTCGGTAAGGGTTTATTTCTTTGTATGCCGCTTCCTGTATCGTCTGCCATTTAATTATTTCCCGAATGCTTTTCCAGCTTCTGATATACCAAATGCACCAAGCGTCACAACAACGAATGATGTATAAATTGTATCAGAGATTTTTAAGTCCATATCCCAGAATGCTGTAACTAAATCAGCCATTCCGAATACAACCATTAAAAAGAAAGAACAGAATCCAATGATAGCTTTTTCATTCACATCATTATCATCTAAAAACAACATACCAAATGTTCTTTTAGGTGGCGCGAGCTGTTTACGAGCAGCTAATGCCTCTTCTTTCATTTCTTTAATCTTATCTTCTTGGTCATCGAGCTTTTCGATCAATGCCATATATTTTTCTAAGTCTAACTCAACTTCGTTTCTGCTAGTATCTTTTCCTTCTTCAGCCATCTTAATTTCTCCCATTTCGAATTTCTTCTTGTGCTTTGATCCAGTCGACGAGCATCTCTAAAAAAATGTCTCTTTCGAATGGATACATATTTTCCACTTCTGTTATCGAGTATTTATGATGCTGCACCAGGTTAAAATTAGTTTGGTAATAATTACCAAGATCCGTATGGGCTAGACAAACGTAAAAAAATCGATGAGACCTCGGAGCTCACGAGATTTCTCTTCACCAGCATGGTTAATATAGCTAATTGTATAGCTTACTGCCGGTGCTGCTGAAAGAAACTTTTGGATATCTGCAAAGTTTTTACTTGATAATGATTCAAGAAATTCTCTCTTTTCTGTCTTAGTATAATCACTAAAGACAAATACTTCATCTCCTCCATTAGAGTAGACTGAGTCAATAGTATTTCCTATCATATCAAATGCTATATCTGTTGCTAGTTCTTTTTCCAATTCTTCATCATTAATTTTATCAAAGTCATCATACGTTGGATATTTTAATTTAATATTATATTCATCATTTAATTTAACTGTATCAGTAGCTTCTCTTGAAAGATCTACTGTTACATCATCAAGATTAATCTCTACTTCAGCTGAAAAGACTGATTGCTCTTCAGTTGGTACGAAATCAGGATCTTGAATGTTTAACTTTATTACATTATTAATAGATGTTGATCTTAATCGTATAAACAGATATTCTACTTCAAAAGTAGGTATATGTTGTATAGTTACATCGTTTAATATGCAATTTTGTACTACTTGCTTGATACTTTGGGATATAGCGGCTACATCCTTCTGCTGTTGTGCGATAAGAAGAATTTTCTCTTCGCGAACTGTAAATGGTCTATATTTTATTTTAGTACCAGATACAGGGAGCGTCAGATCAAAGACTGGCGCGTCAATTTTAGGTAATGGCATTATTTACTCCTTCTTCAAAACATTCCTAATGTTTTTGCATTATTTAATAAGTTGAGCGCGTCACCGACTCCACTTGGTTTTTTAAGGGACTTAATTACTTCAATAGCTCCCTTATACTTAGCAATAAATTGAAATAAATTTAACCTATTACTAATTTGACTGTCTTTTGTTGGCTCACTAAAGTTAGATGTGAATGATCTAAAATTAAACTGTGCAACTACTGTTGCTATTTCATTATTCTGAGCCCATCCTAAAGCTACATCATCATATGAAGCTAATGTAGCATCAATAACCATATAATCAATAATCTTATCACCTTCAGGAGCAAATGTTTGTATTTGAATCTGGCAAGCATAAGAATCAAAATAACCTACTTCACCATAAAATGCATTTCCTGCACCTCCTGGTATTGTTAAAGTAGATGGATTATATTCTGTTTGTAATTCTGATAATCCAGTAAGATATTTTAATACTGACCCTTTTTGATCAAGGAAAAATGTTATTGGTAAAGTTCTTATATTAATACCAGTTGTTCTTCTTTCAAGAAGACCCATTCCTTGTCTCTTGATATCTACAGTATTAAAACTCATTCCTGGTATAACAAAATTAGATGCTAAGAATGTTAATGCAGGTATTGCATTCTTTACTTTTTCACCCGCTCCAGCTGGAGGAGTTATTGTAACAAGACATAAATTAGGACGTACATAACCACCAACTGGTGAGTCAGTACCAATTGCCTGTGCTTTTATTTCATTGATGTCAAATGCCATGATT